CTGTGTAGTCGTATAATCCAAGTAATTTTAGGATGCAACTTTGTTAAAATATAAAATTTACTAGGAACAACCCAAAGTGCTTCAATAATAACATGAGTTGGTCTATGCTTTGTGACTAACTTATCTATACAGTTATTATCTATTGCTACTTCCATCTCAGATTCTATTCCAGAATCTTTTAACATTTGATCCATAAAACTGGCACTATTATAAAGTCCAGTACTTAATCCTTTTGCATTGTGTTTGACAAGGTCGTAGTCTTCTCTTCTCTTCAAAATGAATAGAACACGTTTTTTCATAAAACTCCCGTCTGTAAATCTTTCCGTCTATTTATCGACACATATATCTTTGGTGAGAAAAGAACATAAATATTAGTAAAGAAAGGGCAGCAACATGAAAATAAAAGAACTTATCGAAGCAGCCACAGCAGGTGCTACATCCTCAGGAAGTATAGCAACAGTTGTAAGCCCACAATTAAGCCCAGGTAAAGCACGTGGCAAAACATCTTATACAGGATCACCAGGAAAAAGTGGAACAAAGGCTCCACCACAACCTAAGGTAGTACAACCTAAATCAAAACTAGGTACTACTAAAAATGCTCTCGATATGAAGGCAAACATCTTTGGTCAACCCAAAGAAAGCGTAACAGTTATAAAGAGATAATCATGCTGCTACGCGATTTCGTTGAACAACATGTTTCTGATGCCGTTGTGTTCCACGATGAACTTAATCCTGTCTTTTGGACTAATAATAAAATGAAGCCTATGATTCGCTATAAACTTTTACAAGTTGCTATGGATTTTGTCAAGTTCATAGGTGTTAAAGAATTAGGTCTCACAGATGTTATTATGACTGGATCAAACGCCAGTTACAATTATACAAAGCATAGTGATGTTGATCTACACCTTGTAGTTAAAATTCCCGATAGCGATGTATTCAAGCAATTATATGACTCCAAGAAGGGTCTTTGGAACGAACAACATGACGTTAAAATTAAAGGGTATGACGTTGAAGTTTATGTTCAAGACGCCGATGAGCCTCATATAAGTTCAGGCATGTACAGTATACTTAACGACGAGTGGATTAAAGAGCCAAAGCCCGTTAAGCCTAAAATTAATGATATGAGTGTTGAACACAAATATGAAGAAATTCATGCTGCTATTGAAGAAGCAGTTCATGATGGTGATAAAGCCAAGTTAGAAAAACTCAAAGACGATATTAAAAAGATGCGTCAAAGCGGTCTCCAAAAAGAAGGAGAATTTAGCGTTGAGAATTTGGTTTTTAAGATGTTGCGTAATCTAGGTGACATGGATATGTTAGTCAATGTTATAGCAAGGTTGCGTGACAAAGAACTCAGTATAGAACACGTTCACGAGGAGTAATCACAATGACATATGAATTTGATACACATCAGTCCACAAATAAAATTAATTGGGCTGATTTCGATCTCTTATGGGAAAATTATTATACCGTCAGAGCCATACCTCGTGGAAATCTCAAGAAAAAAGCCTTATCCTATATCGACGAACATGAGTATAAAAACGGCTGGAGTAAGCATACACAACGTAAACTTGTGGTAAAATCAAAGAAGATCAGAAAAAGTTCCAAAAAGGCTGATCGTATGTTTGACTCGCAGTTAACCGATATGGTCAACTGGTACATCCACTTTTACCAGTAAGGATAAATATTAGTAAATTATAAGGATTTACTAATGAACCTTTCTGACCTGTTATCTGAATCTGAAATTCAGCAACTAGACGAGTTAAAAGCAGGAAAGTATGCTCATATAGCGAGTTTATTAGGTGCTCTTGCTGCTCAACACGGTGGCAAGGCAGCTGATGCTGCTACTGTTGGTTGGAAGCAACAAGCACCACATGCTTTAGCAACATTAGCAACTTATGCCGATACTAAAAAACTAGGTGCCCTACCTGCTACATTAAGTTCTGACGAACTTAATAGAGATGAAGACGAATTAAGACGTAGAGAAAAATATAGAAAAATTGGTAGATTAGTTTCTCCTAAAGATGAAAGTTTAGACGAGGGTGTAGTTGCCCGTAGAGGCAATAAAGTAATTCTTGGTTCTCTAGAATTACAACTTTATCCAGATCATGTTTTTTATGTAGTTAATGGTGGGAAAGAAGCAGATCTAAGCATTTATAAGGACGGAGCGTTTAAGCCTCCTCGCAATAATGAAATCTATTTGAAGGATGCTGGTAAGCATGGCGTTCCAGACGTATTCTCAAAGGTAATTGCTAAATTCTTTGCTACTCAAAGCATAGATGATGTTGTTAATGATTTAGAAACTCTATATAGAAATCATGTTAAGAAAGAAGATTTAGACGAAGGAAAGTATAATGAACTTTTCCTTAGAGGATTAGTTGGTGCTATTATGGCAGGTGGAATTTCTTATGGTATCGATTATGCCAAAGAGAAAACTGCTGATCTTGATAAAGCAGGATTACACGCACTTTATAAAAGTATCGATCCACACGAATATAAACAACTTACACAAAAAATACCACTCAAAGACAAAAAAGGTCTTAATTCTATATTAAGCAAATTGAAGGAACATGCCATGAAAATGGAAGATCTAGATGAAGGTTGGGTATCTATTAGTGATCCTAAAACTGGTAAAACAAACACTTATGGTAAAAAGCCAAAAGAGAAACCAGAAGTCGGTGAACCAGGAACTAATTGGCAGAAACATTCTAAACAAGGTGGTAGTAAGATATCACTTACTAAACCTATTGAAGAAGGTAATAAAGAAAATAAAGCAAAGAAGAAAGAAGTTATTCCACCAAAAAGTCGTCCTAAAGATAAGATGAGTTCATTTGATCCACGTAAAGATCTTAAAATGAGAGAAAGTGAATACGACGGTGAAGGATCTTTCTTAAAGAATGAATTACAGACTATTGCTAGAGTTGCTACTCACCTTGCTCGCGATTTAGACAATGACGAGAATGTTCCAACATGGGTAATATCAAAGATATCACAAAGCAAAGGTATGCTTGTTGGTGCTATGGATTATATGATTAGCAAACATGAACGTGGTATTCAACCAATGGATGAAGAAGAAAAGGATTGGTCAAGTCGTTATAGAGTAGGTTGTACTCTTGTTGATCGTAATTCACCTGCTGCTTCTAACAGAAATAAAAAGATCTTTAAGAATGTTTGGGTAAGAGCAGAAGACGAATTTGATGCTAAAAAAGTTGCTCAAATCTATTATCGCAAAAAAGGATACAGTGTAATTAATTGCGAAATTACAACTCCAAATGAATCAATGAGTGAAGAAAAGCAAAGACTTGATGCTAAATGCTGGAAAGGTTATCGCAAGGCTGGAACTAAAATGAAGGGCGGCGTCAGAGTTAATAATTGTGTTAAGAGTGGAAAATAATGGCAAACCTAACAGTACAAACACCTTACAATCCAAATAGACCAACTAACCCAGAAGATCCAAATGGTATTGCTCATGCTGAAAGTGCTAATCCCGCTGATACACAGAAGGATCGTGCCGCAGCAAAGAAGTCTTGGGCACAATATGTCCAAGATTGGAAAGTAGCACAACAAACAGGTGATAGTTCAGGTCCAGCACAGTTTCCAACAGGAACAGTAATTTATCCAAACGATTGATTAAAATAAATACACTAACAAGGATTTTATTATGAAAGTAGACGAATTAATCAAAACCATCCTTAACATGGTAGACAAACAGGAAAATCCTGAAGGTGTTGTTAAGACCGATGCTGATACAAAGCGTCTAAAGCCAGTAGAAATTAAGAATCAAAAAGGTGCTGAACAGGCAGCCGAAGCAGGCGATCACAATGCTCAAAAGAAATGCGATGGTCAGCAAATAATGACTTTTCCGCTACAACAAAAACACGAACTATTAAAGAAAACAGTTGATGTACCTAATCAATTTGATAAACAAGAAAATGATGAATTAAACCGTATTAAGAAAATGGCAGGTCTAACAATTATACATCACGATGATTCAACACCATTTGATGATTAAGGAGTCTAGTGGTGGCTGTAACAGAGAAACTATTCACAAGTAGAGCAAAAGGTGTAGATGCTGATCTTTATGTAGGAGAAAAAGGTCGCTTATTCTACAACGAACCAGATGGTACAGGCATTGCTCCTATATTAAGATATAGTGATGGTGCTACTGTTGGCGGTGTTCCCCTATTAGGTGGCACTGTAATTGTAAGTAATAATCCACCTAACAATCCAAATACTGGTGAGTTGTGGTTTGACAACCTCGATGGTAGATTATATGTTTTTTACGACAATACTTGGGTTGATACAAATCCTGCTAGTCAATATACTTTACTACCTGCTACAAATTCAAGTCTTGGTGGTGTTATAGTTGGTGGAAATATACAAGTCGATGTTAATGGAACAATTAGTGTAGACTTTACCGGACTTGCTACAGAAACTTATGTTAATACTGCTATTACAAATGCCTTCGAACAATATAATGATTTAGGTAACTTATCAGTTGGTGGTACAGATTTACAAACTATCTATGGTAGCGTTAATAATGCCGACATTGCTATAACACCTAGTGGTTCAGGATTATTACAAACTTCTGGTATAAGAGTAATTAATCCCCTACTACAGTCTCCACAAGTAGGTTCAATTGTATCGGCACAAAGTAGTATTGTTGCTAATATCGCTAACATTTATCTAGCAGCCATTTTAGATCACGGTGATGATGCTGATTTAGTTCCCCCAATTTATGGATTAACAAATGGTATCACTGGTGGTCCTTATACAGTTTATCAATTAGTTACTGCTCCTGTTATTACCCTACAAATTGGAGATATCATAGCAGGTCCTGCTATACCTGTTGGTAGCACTATTATCTATGTAGGTTCTGATACATACGCTGATATTATAATCACCAGCAGTAATTTCGCACCAGGGGCTACTTTACCTTATGCTGATCCTACTAACACTACTGTTCCAACTACAGTTTCTCGTGCTGTGGTTAATGCTGGATTAAGCATAGTTACACACCCTGATGTAGATATCACTCTAAATGCCGGTACTGGTGGACATATTGTTCCTCACAGTGACATTGTTCCTTTTACTACTAGTACATGGAATTTAGGAACAAGTGCTCGTAGATTTAAGGAAGTATGGTTAGGTGCTGGCACAATCTATATACAAGATGAAACGCTAGGAAACGACCAAGCAATCGGTGCTAGAGATGGATTAGTTTATATCGCAGGTGGTGCTGGACTTAAGGTTGGCGAGTTTACATTAATAGATAATGAAATTAAAATTACAGATCCTACTAGAGATATTATAGTAGGTTCCATTACTGCTACTGGTAATGTTACATTTAATCGTCCATTACAGGTAGCAAACAATTCAGGTATCATAACATTCCAAGTTGAACGAGGCGGTAAGACTGATATTTTCTCTCCAGGCCTACCTTTGGGACAATCTGCTTTAAGTATTAATGCTACTATAGGTCGTAATGAATATGGATTAGTTTCTCCTCTCGGCGGCAGTCTTATTCATGCTACTGCTAAAGAAGGCTCTATTGGTTTTATAACTATAGATAGTTTTTCTGATGTGGCTGGAGGAGGTGGCACCGCATTTGTTGGTCGTAGATTCCGCGGAACTGTTAGTAGTCCGGCAGCAGTTCAGCAGGGCGACACTATGGCCGTATTTGCTACTAATGGGTATAACGGAACTGATATCAGAACAGGTGTAAGTAGTGCTCGAATAACATTCAAAGCGGCTGAAAACTTTAATTCAACTTCACAATCAGCCTATACAGAATTTAGAAATCAAGTTGTTGGCACTGGTGTGGACGCTGTTTCTGCTATAATCGACGCAAATGGTTTAACTTTACCTAGTGGTGCTTTAGGTGGAATTGGAAATGTTGGAATTACATTCCGTAATAACACAAGACAAATAACCGCACCAACTGTTATACCAAGTCAAACAGGATATGCTGGATATTACTTAAGAACCGACGGCGTTGCTGGTGGTACAGATATTAATGGTAATACTACTTCGGGTACATTAAGTTGGCAACCTATTCCACAAGCGATTGTTTATAAAGGTGCTTGGGATGCTAATGCTAACTCACCTAGTTTAAGTACTACAACCCCTACAGGATTACAAGCAGGTTGGGAATATTCAATTTCGACTACTGGTACACAAGATATCGGTAGTGGTTCGCAAACATATAGTGCTGGTGGATTTGTTATCTTTAACGGATCAACATGGGAATATATACCACCAGTAAGTGGCGTTGTTAGTATAGAATTTGATAGTGGGTCAGCATATACCGGAAGTGTACAAGTACAAAGTTCAGATATTGTTAGCACTATAGATACTGGAGCATTGCCAATCAATAAATTAGCATCAAATTCAGTAACTGTTACAGCCGGTACTGGAATGAGCGGTGGTGGTACTGTTTCTCTAGGTGGATCGATTACATTAACTAATGCTGGTGTTACAGGTATAACTGGTGGTACTGGTATTAGTGTTAATACAAGCACTGGATCTGTTACAGTTACTAACTCAGGTGTTACTAGCATATCTGCTACTAATCATATTTCAGTAAATAACAGCACAGGTTCTGTAACTGTTACATCAGATGCTACAAGCAATTCAACAGCAAATACCATAGCATTAAGAAATGGTGTAGGTGGGATTGACGCACAAGACTTTACTGCTACTCATGATGTAAGTGTATTAACTGACCATGGTGCCTTTAACTACGGAACTTTAAGTTATAGTGATACTGGTATTATGGCTGATTTTAGTTATAGTACCATCCTCTATAATCAAGTAGTTGTACAAAATACTAATAGTGCTAATAGTGCTAGTGCCAATTATATTGTAAGTAACGACCAAGGAACAGCAAATACCTATTACGGTGAGTTAGGCATGAACTCCAGTACCTTTAGCGGTAGTGGTAGTCTTAATTTACCAAATGCTGTTTATCTTAACAGTGTATCAAGTGATTTAGTATTAGGTACGACAGGAACTTTACATTTTAATATTAATGGTACTGATGCTGCTTATATCAATAGTTCAGGTGTTGCTACATTTGCTAATACTATTCAAGGAACTATATCAAGCCTAAGTAATCATACTACAACTGATTTAGCAGAAGGTACTAACAAGTATTATACAGATTATAGAGCCCGTCATGCTATCAGTGCTGGTGCTGGTATTAGTTACGATAATTCAACTGGTATTATTAGCAGCAATATTACTGTTGGGCCAACTGGTCCTCAAGGTCCTACTGGTCCAACTGGTGCTCCTAGTAATGTAACTGGTCCCACAGGATGGACTGGACCACAAGGTGCTGCTGGTACAAATGGAACCAATGGAGCCACTGGACCTACAGGATGGACTGGACCACAAGGTGCTGCTGGTACAAATGGAACCAATGGAGCCACTGGACCTACAGGATGGACAGGACCACAAGGTGCTGCCGGCACAAATGGAACTAATGGAGCCACAGGACCTACTGGATGGACTGGACCTCAAGGTACACAGGGAAATGTTGGACCAACTGGTCCTATTGGTTGGACTGGACCACAAGGTGCTGCTGGTACAAATGGAACCAATGGAGCCACTGGACCTACAGGATGGACAGGACCTCAAGGCATACAAGGCGTAACTGGTCCCACAGGATGGACTGGACCACAAGGTGCTGCGTCAACAGTAACTGGTCCTACTGGATGGACTGGTCCTACTGGATGGACTGGACCACAAGGTGCTGCGTCAACAGTAACTGGTCCTACTGGATGGACTGGTCCTACTGGAGCAACTGGTCCTACTGGTGCTACTTATGTATTACCAACTGCTGGTGTTGGATCTGGAGGTACATTAGGTGGTGTTAAAGTTGATGGCACAAGTATTACTATTTCAAGTGGTGTTATAAGTGCTACAAGTAATGGTATAGGTGGTAATCAATTAGTATATGTATTAAATTCTCAACAAACTATCGGAAATGCTAAAAATACATTATTAAGTTTATTTGGGTTAACTAACGGCGTTGTATTGGCCTCAAATACTCGCTATCAATATGAAATATTGTTTAATGCTCAATGTAACAAGGCTGGAGTATTAAGTTATGCTTTAGCACTAAGTGGTGGTGCTGTAGTAGCACAACATAACTACAATGTATTATCTAACAAAACTACAACTATAGATACCTATACTGCCGGTGTTACTATGATGAGTTTGAACGCAACTGGTGCTACAATTACTACAGCACAAACAGTAGCCGACACCGCAACATTTACTCACACTATAATACAAGGGACTATTGATGTAACTACTGGCGGTAATGTTAATTTTATGGTAAGTCAAGATCAAAATACTCCAGTAACTTGGACTATAAATGCCGGGTCTTATATCAAATTATTACCGTTAGGTGCTATTGGTGCTAACACAGTTGATGGTACTTGGTCATAATTAAAGCAAGTTAGATAACTGTACAACTTACCCATAAATATTTTTATGAGAGTAAGCAAAGCCCAATTTACTAATGATCCAAGTATTAGAAACGCAATTAGTGTTGATAGCGTTCTTTCACTTGACATGAAATACTTTGATAAAGAAGGTTTTGAACTCAACAAACTCGAGCAGGCATATTACAAAGTTAATAGCATACACATTGGACATACCCTATATCACATCTGTTGCCAACAAGAATGGATAATAGGATCTTATGAACCTCTACAAGGTCCTTACTTTGATCATTGTATGATCTTAACAAGATTTGATTATCAAGGTGCTGCTCGTGAACAATTAGAGAAATTTACTCCAAGAAGACCATGCCTAAACAAACTACTAAAAATAAAACCAAAGTATGGCGTTGATGTTAGCATGGAATATCAATGGCCGGATGGTGATATCTCAGAAATCTTCCATATTGAAATAGATCGTTATAGTAAAGACGAAATACTAGAGTGGAAAGAAAAATTAGAAAACATTGTTCTTAATACCGATTGGGCAGATGCTATGAACAGCATCATGCTTCGCAAATCAGAATGGGAACTAATGAACGCCGATGATCAAAGTGATTGGCGTTGTCAATTTTTAGGATTACCTAGAGAATACGATACAATTAAGGTTTTATAATTTCCACAAGAGCATTTACTAAATCTTCAATCATAGCATCAGTGTGAAGTGGTGTTGGAGCAAATCTTAATCTTTCAGATCCCACAGGAACAGTAGGATAATTAATGCACTGAGAATATATATCATAATCATTTAATAATCTATCACTTATCTCTTTACATTTTTTTGCATCATTAACCATAACTGGAACAATGTGAGTTTCATTTTTTAATAATGTTATTCCTGCGTCTCTTAATTTATTCTTTAAGGTACTAGCACGTTCTTGATGTTTAATTCGTAATTCATTATGTTCTTTTAAGTATTTAACACTCGCCATTGCTCCAGCACAAAGCACAGGGCTTATTGATGTTGTAAAAATGAAACCGTTAGCGAGACTCCTAATGCTGTCAATGACAACATTATCAGCAGCAATATAACCGCCACCCACTCCATAAGCCTTTCCCAAAGTTCCGTTAATAATGTCAATGCGTTTCTGAAGACCATACTTTTCACTTTTTCCTCCTCCTGTCTCTCCGTATAAACCAACTGCATGAACTTCGTCGAGATATGTGATAGCACCGTACTTGTCTGCTAAATCACATATCTCTCTCAAATTACTCACATACCCATCCATGCTATACACTGACTCAAATACTATACAAGGTGTTCCTTTAATTTCTTTTAATACATCTTCTAAATGGTTCATGTCATTGTGATTATAAATCACCTTCGGTGCTCTACTGTGACGCATACCTTCAATCAATGAATTATGATTCTTACTGTCTGATACAAACACAATATCTTTTACAATTTTACTCAGAGCAATTAATGCCCATTCATTTGCTACATAAGCACTACTGAACAACAAAGCCCGTTCTTTACTATGTAATCCTGCTAATTCATGTTCTAGGGCAACATGATAATGAGTAGTACCTGCTATGTTTCTTGTGCCACCACTACCTGCACCAACAGCATCTAATGCTGTTCGCATAGCATCTAGCACTACTTTATGCTGACCCATTCCAAGATAATCATTAGAACACCAATTCACTATTTTTTTAATACAATAGGGACCATACCAAAGAGCATGTGGATAATCTCCACACTCTCTTAATATATCGTTAAAAACTCTATACTTGCCCGCAAACTTTAAATCTGTTATAGTTTGTTCAAATAGACTTTTGTTAATCATTGTATTACTTATTAATAAATATTGTCTCATGAAATCGTTTGTGATATATCTTCCGGGTCATACCCTAACTGAAGAACACTTGCCCACTTTACAAAAAAGTGCTAAAAAACACAATTGGAATGTTGAACTCTTTGAAGGTATAGATGGTAGAAAAGTTCCTTTTACACATAAGATAGATCATAGATATCCCAAAGCAGTTTCTGAATTAGAAAGACCCGGAGTTCGTGGTTGTTTTATGAGTCACTATCTACTTTGGAAGAAATGTTTAGAATTAAATGAAACAATTGGCATCTTTGAAAGCGATATTATCTTTTATAAAAGTCCGCCATTACTAACAAAAGAATACGACCTTGTAAAATTAGATGGATTTAAGAGAGCCAAACCTGCGTCTACAGGTAATTGGCATAAAGGTGCTCATGCTTATATCTTACACCCAAGTGGTGCTAAAAAAATGGTAGATTGGACAGACACCTGGGGAGCCAGTCCAGCAGACTTTATGTTAGGTAACAAGGTTGTTAATATGAAATATGATTATGATGAACGAGTTAAATTAGCCAATCTAGGTTCTAGTCTTACTAGGAATTTAGAAGAAGAGATGTTAAACTTACAAAATAAGGAGATATAAATGAGTCGTGTTTATGGCCCAGAAGAAAAGGCAAAATTATTAAGCGTTATTGATCAAGGTGTTGCTGTACTACAAGAAGTTGACGACCTAAAAGGTGGACTTCGTGATACTATTAAGGCAATTGCTGAAGAATTAGATATTAAACCAAGTTTACTTTCAAAAGCAGTTAATGTTGCTTATAAGCGTAATTGGGGTGAGGCTCAGTCAGAGATGGAAGAACTAGAAAACATTCTAGTTACAACAGGTCGAGATCATTGACTTCAGGTGAGAAGCCATATCAGTGGTTAGCGTGGATTGGAACTGTTTGTGTTCTAATTTCTTCCTTTATGGCTTCTCGTAATCTTTATCCGTGGTATGCCTATGGTTATATATTTTCTAATTTTATTTGGATACTCATAGGCATTCTTTGGAAAGAAAAAACTATTATTACTATCAATACTGGTGTTAATATTATATACATTGCTGGTCTTTTTAGATAAGAGTCGTTGCCTTAAGCAACATGTAGACGGTATGCGAGCCATAAGTCGCGGGAGTAACTAATGTCATATGTGGATGGAATTTTTGATAGAACAAATGATCAAATTAAAATTGTTGAGAGAGTAGACGGCAAGAGACATTATAAAGAATATCCTGCTCGTTATGTCTTTTATTATCCAGATGCTAAAGGTAAGTACGAAAGCGTATATGGAGAAAAGTTAAGTCGTGTTAGTGCTCGCAATCAGAAGGACTTTCACAAAGAACTTAAAATACATTCTGGAAAAAGAATGTACGAAAGCGACATTAATCCGATTTTCAAATGTTTAGAAGAACACTACTTAAACATAGATGCCCCGGAGTTACACATTGCGTTTTTCGATATTGAGACTGATTTTGATCCTGAGCGAGGCTTTGCTGATCCTAGTGACCCTTTTATGGGTATCACTGCCATTTCGGTACATCTTAAATGGTTAAACAGATTAGTAACACTTGCTGTTCCTCCTAAAGGATTAACAGTAGAACAAGCACAAGAACAATGTGCTGAATTTGAAGATTGTTTTATATTTGCTCGTGAAGCAGATATGCTAGAAACATTCCTTGATTTAATAGATGACGCAGATATATTAAGTGGTTGGAATTCGGAAGGTTACGACGTTCCTTATACTGTTAATCGAGTAGCAAGAGTCTTAAGCAAAGAAGATACTAGACGTTTCTGCTTGTGGGATCAATTTCCCAAGAAACGAGAATTTGAAAAGTACGGACGTCAAATGGTTACATATGACTTTGTTGGTCGCGTACATCTTGACAGTCTTGAACTTTATAGAAAATACACTTATGAAGAAAGACATACATATCGACTTGATGCTATCGGTGAGATGGAAATAGGCGAACGTAAAACTGTTTACGAAGGCACACTTGATCAACTTTATAACAATGACTTTAGAACATTTATTGAATATAACAGGCAAGACGTCGCACTACTTAACAAACTTGATGACAAATTAAGATTTATTGATTTGAGTAACGAACTTGCTCATGCTAACACCGTTCTACTTCAAACAACTATGGGTGCCGTTGCTGTTACTGAACAAGCAATTATAAATGAGGCTCATCGTCGAGGACTAATTGTTCCTAATCGTCCAAAGCGTGATGAAAGCGAAAATACACAAGCCGCAGGTGCTTATGTCGCTTATCCAAAAAAGGGATTACACGATTGGATCGGCAGTATGGATATTAACTCACTGTATCCAAGTGCTATTAGAGCATTGAACATGGCTCCAGAAACAATCATTGGTCAGTTACGTCCGGAACATACAGACGAATACATCGAAACACAAATGAGATTACATAAGAAATCATTTGCTGCGGCATGGGAAGGTCGATTCTCTACTTTTGAATATGATTGGGTTATGGATAAAGACAAAGGCAAAGAAATTACTGTTGATTGGGAGAATGGTGAATCAACTGTAATGAGTGGAGCAGAGATTTATAAACTAATCTTTGATAGTCATAATCCTTGGATGATTACTTCCAATGGCACAATCTTTACACATGAGTTTGAAGGTGTTATTCCTGGACTTCTAAAGCGTTGGTATGCCGAACGTAAAGAACTTCAGGCAAAGGCCAAAGAAGCATTAAAAGCAGATAACAAAGTAGAACATGCTTTTTGGGATAAGCGTCAGTTAGTTAAAAAGATTAACTTGAACAGTTTGTATGGTGCTATTCTTAATGCTGGTTGTCGTTTCTTCGATAAGCGTATTGGACAATCAACTACTCTTGTTGGTAGGCAGGTTGCTAAACATATGGCATCAAAAGTTAATGAGATTGTAGCAGGAGAATATGATCACATTGGTAAGGCTATTATATATGGTGATACCGACTCTGTTTATTTCTCAGCATACAATGTCTTAAAGAAAGATATTGAGGCTGGAAACATTCCCTGGAGTAAAGATAATGTTATTAGCCTCTATGATCAAATATCAGATGAAGTAAATGGAACATTCTCCAACTTCATGCTAAATGCCTTCCACTGTCCAAAGAGTCGCGGTGAAGTTATTAAGGCTGGTCGTGAAATTGTTGCCAGCAAAGGCTTGTTCATTACTAAAAAGCGTTATGCTGTTCTTTATTATGATTCAGAAGGCAAGAGATATGACGTTGATGATAAACCAGGCAAGATCAAGGCAATGGGCTTAGACCTTAAGAGATCAGATACCCCAGAGTTCATGCAAGACTTTTTAAGTAAGATCCTTGATCGCGTTCTAAATAATGCCAAGGAGGAAGAAATTCTTGATATGATTACACAATTTAGAATAGACTTTAAGAGTAGACCTGGATGGGAAAAAGGTTCTCCAAAGAGAGCAAACAATATTACCGAATATATGAAGAAAGAACAAAAGGCCGGTAAGGCAAATATGCCGGGACATGTTAGAGCAAGTCTTAATTGGAATACTCTTAAGAAGATGTATAACGATAACTATTCCATTACTATCAGTGACGGTTCAAAAGTTATTGTTTGTAAACTAAAACATAACCCAATGGGCTTTACATCTGTTGCGTATCCAGTTGACGAGCTAAGACTACCACAGTGGTTTAAAGATTTACCATTTGATGATGCTAGTATGGAAGCAGCAATTATCGATGCTAAACTAGACAACCTTATTGGCGTTCTAGAATGGAATCTTACGAGTACATCTGAATCTACAACGTTCAATAAATTATTTGCTTTTGACTGAGAACCTAAGTATAATATGAACATATGGAGAATGAAATGTTAGACTTTTTAAGAGATTTAGTTCAACACACCCACTCACTAGGTGTTATTGACCTTGTAAAGATTACAGGCACAAAAGATTCAACTGCTATTGACGCAATGGCAGAGAATAGAACAGTTATTGTTCAGGCAGAAACAAAGAATCCAGTTAAGGAAGTAAGTGGTACATTTGGTATGCCTAACCTTAACAAGTTAGACTTACACTTAAAGAATCCAGAGTATAAAGAAGGTGCTCATATTGAAGTTGTTTGGGATAAGCGTAACGGAGAAGATACACCAGTTGAAATACTTTTTGAAAATGCTGCTGGCGACTTTAAGAATGAATATAAGTTAATGGGTCAAGCACTTATCAATGAGAAACTAAAGACTGTTAAGTTCAAGGGTGCTACTTGGCAAGTTGAGTTTGAACCAAGCGTTACAAGTATTGCTCGTATGAAATTACAGGCTGCGGCACATACAGAGGAATCAGTATTCCTTGTTAAGACAGACAACAATGATCTTAAAGTGTTCTTTGGTGATGCTAGTACACACGAAGGTAGTTTTGTATTCCAACCAGGTATTACAGGTAAACTAAAACAGAATTGGTCTTATCCAATTGCTCAATTTATTAGCATACTTGGCCTAGGTGGCGACAAGACTATTAAGTTCAGTGACGACGGTGTTGCTCTTATTACTGTTGACAGTGGACTTGCTGTTTACAACTATTACATTCCGGCACAAACAAAATGACCGAATTCGAGTTGCTTTATATCGGAACACCTATTGTATTAATAGTACTAGCAGGTATTATTATTTTAATATGCTATCTGCTAGAGAAAAAAGGACTTTTATGAACGAGAATTTAACGGCAACACAGAATGACTATGCGGTTTTCCTACCTGCCGTTAGTACTTTCTATTCAACATTTATAGGGAAACAACGATTTAGCAACTATGTAGATCCTACTCGAATACCAGCAGGATTTACTAACGGTGTCGAAGGATTAAACTTCTTTGATCCAGAAAAAGGTTACTTCTATTACAAGTGGGGATTGTATTCAGCAGGTCATGCTGAATTAGATCTCAATAAGATTAGCGAAAAGGAAGATATGTTTCGCAAACGACCACGCAACGGTGATAGCATTGTTGTTGGTGATAGTGGAGGCTTCCAGATCGGTAAAGGCGTTTGGGAAGGTGATTGGAAAGATCCTAATTGTCCTAAGGCCAAGAAGAAAAGAGAACAAGTCCTTGCTTGGATGGATGCTCTTATGGACTATGGAATGATTCTCGATATTCCGGCATGGGTTGCTCGTAGTCCGGCAGGTGCTAAAGCAACTGGTATTAGTTCTTATCAAGAAGCAGTTAATGCTACATTCATTAACAATGATTATTTTATTAGAAACAGAAATGGGAGTTGTAAGTTTTTAAATGTTTTACAAGGTGAAAACCATACCGAGGCCGACGATTGGTACGATCGTCAAAAAAAGTATAGCGATCCTAAAGTATATCCAAATGAACATTTCAACGGGTGGTCTATGGGTGGTCAAAATATGTGCGATGTTCATCTTGTTTTACGTCGTCTTGTGGCTCTTCGTTATGATGGGCTAATTGAAAAAGGTAAACAAGATTGGATGCATTTTCTTGGTACAAGTAAACTAGAGTGGGCATGTTTATTAACTGATATACAACGAGCAGTTCGTAAATATCACAACGAGAACTTTACTGTTTCTTTTGATTGTGCTAGTCCTTTTCTTGCTACTGCTAATGGACAAGTTTATATTCAGACAGAAACTCCACATCATAAGAAGTGGACATATCGAATGGTTCCTTCTATAGATGATAAAAAATATGCTACAGATACAAGAACATTCCGTGATGCTGTTTTACAAGATGGTATTTTTAAGAACTTTACCGACTCTCCAATTAGTTCACGTTCTTTAGTCAAAGATGTTTGTATCTATAAGCCAGGCGATCTAAATAAGAATGGTAAGGAAGGTAGAACTTCTTGGGATAGTTTTTCATATGCCATTCAAATGGGACATAATGTATGGATGCATATTAATTCGGTTCAAGAAGCAAATAGACAATATGATAATAAAGTGATTCCAAACATGTTATTTATGGACGGATTTGATAGGCTTTATTTCAAAGATGTAGTGGATAGAATCTTTGAGACTGATGATCGCGACAAAGCATTAGAACTCGTCGACGATTATAACAAGTTCTGGATTAGCATTATCGGAACAAGAGGTGCTACTGGAAAAAAGACCGTCAATTCTTCAACATTCTTTAATAAACATTTCGACGTTGAAGAAACGCCGGTCGAACATCATCTAGATGACAGCGGTCTAGATGAAAGTAATCTTGAAAAGTTAGAGGAGTCTGTAGAATGACTGATGACAAACTAAATTCACATTACAGAGTAGTAAAAGCAAGACATGACGAACTTGACAAAAAGATCGAGGAAGCATATAATCACTATGTTAGTGATGACGAACTTCATAAGATGAAAGTTGAGAAAC